GGTAGTATCATTGATAGACTTGGTGGAACTTTTATTTGTTGTGCTTTTACAGATCTAAAAGTATCAAAAGACAACTCAGCTAAAGCTCTTTGAGCCCAAAAAGCAACGTCAACTCTACTAGCTTTGTTTATAGTTTTTTCATCACCAACATAAACAACTAAGAATTGATTTATTATGTCTTCTAAAGAAACAAATTGATAGTTACCATATTCACCTTTGTTACTGTAATACTGTAAATCTGTTTTACCGTTTAAATAGCCCATTTATTTATTGTTTTTGTTGTTGTACTACGTTAGCAACTTCTTGACCTGCGGCTTGAACTAAAGCAAAGTCTTTTATTGTAATACCAGATAGTTGTAGTATTTTAAGTATTAAATCTCTTTCTTCAGACTCGTGCAATTCAAAATCTTGAGAAGTTATGTTTGGTGTATATATAGCTTTATCGTTTACAACCACGTACGTCCAGTTAGGATTTAATGGTTTTTTTATGTAAAAAATATTTACTGAATTTATTTCTTGAGGATATATATAGGCATAGTTTTGTCTGCTATAAAATATAGGTCTATTTAAGGTTGGCCTTGTTAAATAACTAGCTGCTGCGTCGTGGTATTCTCTATGTGTTACTTTTTCACAATCAACTGTTCCGCTACTTGCAACAGCTGAACTAGAGTACAATGAAGACGTTTGCTCAAAACCAGCTGATCTAACACATGTTAATCTATATAGTCCAAGAGGATATGGAAACCTATTACCATCCTTAGGGATGTTCATTGCTTCACGATTAAAAATTTGAAGCTTCTCTTCTATTAAAGTTTCCATATCTGTGTTGACAGAATCATTACCTGGAACTCTTTTAAACTGACTTAAATCGTAAAAGTATTGCTCAAATATTTCCATCTGAGCTTGTTTGGCAAATAAGTTGAACTCTTGTGGAGTAATATAACCTCTTTGTTCTTTATTAGCTAGCGCTAAAACTGTTTGATATACTGTGTCTACCCTTATTGCCATTGTATGTTTTTTTATAGTTAAGCAACCACCCTAATAAAGAGTGGCTGCTCTACTATAGGATTATTACGCGTTAAAACGCTTTTCTATGTTGGAGTATATCTCCATACCTTCATCAGTTTTAAACCAAGCGGCTAGCGCTGAGTAAGGGTGTTCGTCAAATGGTACTGTACATAGTTTTCTATCGTTAGACCCCCAACTAAATGTTCGTTGATCTGATGATAACTTTAATATACCATTTTCAGTTGCTCTAATACCAAAGTTTCTTAAAACAACATTTTCATCATTAACAAGTTCTAAGAACAAAGCAGGATTTCTTCTAGCATATAATAGTAAATCTCTTTTAAGCTCTTTAGAACTCATCGTAGATACTTTTGAACCTAGTTCAACACGCATAACTGCTTCTGCCATATCAATATCTAGTGATTGAGCCGCGTTTAACGCATCTATCTCCATCTCTATAAAATCAATTTGATTTTCAGCAACTACAGCTGGTTTGTGTTCGTAAAAAACTTTGTCTCTTTGTGGATGGTACATGGACATCAGCTTCTGTAAAACTGTTTTTTCTTTTTCAACAAATAAGCTTCCGTTTCTAAAGATAATATGTTCTAGTCTTTGATCACCTTTCATTTCATCAACAAAAGTTGTTCTTTGATTTGAACAGTACTTTAACTCTCTTTCGTAACCTTTTTCCTCGTCAAAATAATAAACATTAGCTGATTTTATCATTTTTGACAATGGCTTTTTAAGACCTTTTAAGTGATAAACTCTATCTTTTATTTCCCATTTTTTTTCTGCAACTGGTGTTTCAATAATAACTTGTTGCATTTCATTTGTAGCTTTCATTTCAGGCGCTACATTAGCCTTTGTTGTTTGCTTTTTAGCCATGATATAATATAATAATAATTAATAAAAATAAAAGAACTAAGGCCGAAGCCCTAGTTCTTTTAAAATAATTGTGCTTAGTTCATTAACATGAAGTTGTTAGCACCTTGAGTAATTAAACATCTTTCAGTTAACATGTGAATTTGCATTGCATCTAAAGCAGATGTAGCAGCTCCAACAGAACCAGTTGTCCAAGTTTTCATTCTTCTATCATCAGTTTGAGAAGCTCTGTAACGAACGTGTAAGAAAGGACGTTTCATGTTCTTTCCTAGTTGTTGGTCATAAACTGAAGAAGTACCTGCTGGTACAATAACTCCTCTAATTGCGTTAGCAGTGTTAGCAGCGTTAATACCACCTCTTGTTGACAGATCGTTTAAGTATCTAAAGTCAGACTTGTAGAAGTCATAAGATCCACGACGGAATCCAGAGAATCCTAAGTTTAATGCCATATCTTCAGAGTTGTCAAATACTCCGTAAGAAGTACCACCAGCACCGTAAGAATTCATTGAAGCTAACATATCGTCCATTGCTAAGCTAGTAGCTCTGTTTACGAACATCATGTTTTCTTCAATAGCACCTTGCTTATCAAATTCTGCTAAAATAGCGTCAAATTCAGCTAAGTCAGTAGCAGCGTTAACACCAGTAACACCAGAAGTAACATTACCTCTAGACTCAATAGCAGCAAATAAACCTTCAGTACCAAATGAATCACCATCAGAAGTTAAGAAGCTATCTACTAAAAGCTCTACGCCAGAAGCAGCATCAGTATTCTTTTCACCTTCTAACATTGCCATTTCTACATAATCAGTAAATCTAGCTCTTGTGTCAGCTTCAGCTTTCAAGTACCATAGGTAACCAGAAGCACCTTCTTCACTAGAAGTTTCAATCCAACCAATACGAGATGCATCAGATCCTGATACTTCGTAGTAATCCTTCATGATAACTGGCTTGTTAGTGAAAGACTTAAAAGTTGGTTCGTTAGCACCTCTTGCGTCAGTAGCAGTAGATCCGTCAGCTTTAAGATAACTAGTACCTTTTGCATATTCAGAACCATAAACCATTATAGTAGTTGACTTAACGTCGTTTTCAGTAGCAAAACCTGCAGCCTCAAGAGTAATGAAGTTGTAAGGAGAAACTGTGATAACAGCAGCCGCTACCTCTATAACTAAACACTTAGCTACAGCTTCAGAGTTTGCTACTAGTACAGTATCATTTACTCTAATACCGTGATTTGCCGCTGTAAAGCCAGAAGAGCTATCAATATCAGACTCAATAGTAATGTCACCACCACCAGTTGCATCTTTATCTTGAATATGCCCTTTGAACGATAAGTGTAACCTACCTTGTTCAGACCAAACAACCTGATCGGATGTCATAGCTTCTTCAGCTCCTACTTGTGCAAGAAATCCTGAGATAGTTCTGTTTCCAAAAACCTCAGCCTCTTTGTCCATAAGATCTGGTAAATATTGCTGCGCCCAACCTGCGGTTGCCGTAGCTGTAAAATCGATGTAGTTGTTAGATAGTGTTTGCTTTTGTGGAGCAGGTACACTGTTTAACAAACTACCATTAGTAATTGCCATAATAAATTGTTTTAAATTGTTAAATTATTTGTTTTTAATTTTAAACTTAAAATCAGAAGAGTCATTACCTAATACTTTAAACTTCATACCGCCAGTATTAACCTCTCCACCGTGTTGCTGGCGAGGATTCATGTTGACGTTTTTAGCTTTAGCAACACTATTTTTTAAAGCGTCGGTTTTACCTTGCTCGTAAAAGTGTTGTGCAATAGCATCTGGATTCATAGCAGTATATAAAGACTTATGGTAACCTTTAGCATCTGACATTTTATTATCTTCACTTAAAAACTTTTTAAGAAAGTTGTTAATGTCGCTTTGTGTTTCCTTAACACCATCAGTGTTCTTAACGTTAAACCTAAACTTTTTATCTCCAACATTGTATTCAAAACCTTTGAAATCCTTGTTGAACAAGTTGTTAGTTTTATTAACAAACGTGTTGTGTTGATCTTCAGTTACTTTTTTAGACTCTTTCGACTCTTTGTCGTATCTGTTGAAGAAATCAATAGCTTTTTGCTGATCTTTCGTCAACTTAGAGCCATGTTTTATTTCTTCATAATAATTGGATTTTACACTTTCCAAGTGGTTCTTTGCTTGAGCAACTTGCTCTTTCAAAGCTAATTTTTTTCTTCTTATATCTCTATCCTCATCTACTTCTTCATCAAAAGAAAACTGATCTTCCATCATGAAGTCAACTTCTTCTGAGTCTAAGTGAGGTTTAGTTTGCTTGTAATATTCCCTAAGAAGAGTTAAACTGTCTAAACTAGAATAGTCTTTGTTTAGGTTAACGTAGTCCTGTAAGTCTCCACCAGTGTCATTCATGAAGTCTACTAGCTTTTGAATGTTTTCAGGTAAAGGCTGTCCAGTAGCCTCTGCTTCAGCAACAGCTTCCTGTACTTGCTCAGAAACTTGTTCTACTTCTTCAGCAGATTCTTCGTCTGTTATTTCTTCGACAACGGGTTGATCATCTTGAATGGCTTGCTCTTTTTCTCCGGCAAGTTCTTCATTTTGCTCTTCGACGTTTTCTTCACGTACTTCTTTGCTAGCTTCGGATTCGTCGCGAACAGGTACCTCATCTGTGCTTTGCTCTCTAGTGGCATCTTCTTCTATAGGTTTACTTAAGTCTATTTTAATAACACTATCGTCACCAGCAGACTCAAATTTACTTTCATCAACCGTTTCTACGGTTTGTTCTTTTGTAGTTTCTTCAACTACGTTTTCATTTTTTTCTTCGTCCATAATATAATATAATAATAATTAATAATCTTTACTTAGGATCAAATGCACCTAAATTAAAACCACTACCAATAGTATCATTACCTGAAGATTCAAAGTTTTTAGGTGGTCTACCTGAATTTCTTTGATCAATAAGCTCTGACTGTTGGCTGGCTTGTATTTTTGTTCTATTGTCTTTGCGATCTTCTTTTTCTTTCTCTCTACCCATCACACCTTGGTTGTCCATACTTCTAAGTTGCATGTTATATTGAAACTCTTGAGCCATTAGTCTTTCTTTAATAACAGACTCTGCTTGTAATCTTTGAGCGGCCAGTTGAGATTTCATTTGCTCTAGCTGAGCTTCGGCTTGTTTAAGGGCTTGTTGTTTTTGTATTTCTAATTGAGCAGAAGCTTGTTGCTGCTGTATGTTTGCTTGAGATTGTGCTTGAATATTTTGCTGTTGCACTTGTTGATCTTGCTGCATCTTCTTTTTTCTACGTATTTTTAGAAGTTGATTTGCTAGTTTAATGTTTTTTATTTCTCTAAGATCAATAACATCTTCTAAGTCTATAGTTTGTTGAGCTAACGCTTGCTGTATGTTGTTTTCTAGTTTAGCTTGCTCTTCTTCGTCTGGTGCTAAGTCTAAGAATATACCAAAGTCATATAAGTGTAGATTTGACATTTCCTCTAGTGTAGCTACGTTGTGAACTCCTATAGATTGTATGAATGCTTCTTTAGTTGGAGAATACTCTATTATGTCAGATATTCTTAAAGACAAACACTCTGCAACTTCAGCTGTTAAAAATAAACCAGAGTTTAGTATGTGTCTTGTTGCCGTATTAGAATTAGCAGCAGCCATTTTTTGAACACCAACTAAAGCTCTTTCGTCAGGAGTACTACCATCTCTAGCTTCGTTTAAGCCGGTGGTATCTCTAATCATTTGTAGATAATAGTTGTAATTACCTATTAATGCTTGCATTTTGTTTCCTCCAGATCCAGACTGTATTTCTTGAATAGGCACTTTACCTGGGTTCATGTCACCGTCAGAAGTGAATGATCTACCAATAACAGAACCAGTTTGAAAGAACATGTTTAAAGCTTCTTGTGGAGAATAATTTGTTCCGTTACCAAGATCTATTTCAGCTAAACCATCTGCATCAAGATAAACTCCATCTGGAACCATTCTAGACATTACTTGTTGAAGCTTAAGGTGTGTTAGCTGTATCATATCAGCAAAACCAGTAATTCTTTTTACAAGAGATTCTATTCTACCTTTATACATTCTAGGAGCAACAATAGAATAATTCATTTTTACTTTTGTAAAATTACTCTTTGGCCTCATCATGTTTTTAGACATCTCCCACTTAACAAGTTTGTTAGTGCCTAAGATCATAGCACCTTCATATAAGCACTCTATAGATCTTTGCAGTTTAGAGAATCCTTCAGAATCTTCTGGTGGATTAAAACTGTCGTTTTTTTCTATTAGCTTATCAGCGCCACTACCAGTCTCTTTAACTTTGTAAACCTCGTTCATATAAGTCTTATAGTTAAAATATAAAACTTGAACCTTGTTATTATCGTATTTATCAACGCTACCACCTCTATTCTTATTGTATGTTCTAGAAGTTGAAGATTGATATATGTCTTTTAATTCTTCTTGATCTAAATGTGGAAACTGCTTAGCTAGCTCATTTATAGGTATAGACTTCACTTCTCCAACGTAATATATATCATCAAAGTATGGTGAATCTGTATAAGAATAAACTAAATCAGCTGGATCAACGTAGTCTATAACAACGCCTTCTGAAGTATTAAAAGAAGTTTTAACAGCACCTATACCTAATACAGTTAAGTCGTAGAAAAATTGTCTTTTAATTAAGTCGTAATTATTACCTTCGAACAACACTTTCAAAGCTTGTTCTTCTGCAATTTCAACAGCTTGCTTATACGTTAACTGCATGTGAAGCTCTAACTCTTCCTGTGTTTGAGGTAAAGTCTCAGGATCATTTTCATATAAATTCATTCCAAACTCTGCGGCAGCAAAATCATTCATTTCTTTAGCAGCCATGTCACCAAGTATACTTTCCATATACTCTGTTCTTTTCGCTACTCCGTTAGGATCTTGAGAATATGCTTTAATGTCATAAACTCTCTCAGCAATACCATTAACAACAATATCAACAAACTTAGGAATTATAGGTACTGGCGTCCAGTCTAAATTAAGGTAAGATAAGTCTCCGTTTATAGAAAGTTCATCTTTGTATTTCTTAACAGACTGCTCTCCTCTTGCGTATAATCTTAGTTTATGAAAATCGTTTTGATACGTTTCATGTTTGCTAGTTCCTTGGTTGTCGTAAAACCACTCAGCCTCAATAGCCTTAGCAACTTTTAAGCCATAATCGTAACTTATTTTTTCTGCGTCGCTAACAACTTGACTTGGAAAATAATTTCTTATAACAGACTCTGCCATACTTTTATTTTATTATTTTAGATGTACCACCAGTATTAGTATACTTAGCGATGTTTATGTTTAGTGATGGTTTTTTTACGTCGGCGTGAGGTCTGTATAAATGTCTATTGCAAGCCATTATAGCTAGCCCTGAACTTATTGCTGCATCAAATTTTGTTCGTTTGTTAATATCAAACTTACTCCACTCGTTTAGCGTTTGGTTAAAATACAAACTGCCGTAGTTACCATCACCTAAATGACCTACGTGTTTTTGTATGTACATTTCTATTGCTGCAGCGTGAGCTTGTTTTATGTCTTCACTAGAGTTTGGTATACCACCAACTTCTTTTTCTGCAACAGATAACTTGTTCCAAATCTTGTCAGGTCTATTCATACTGAAACCCCTATATCCTCTACGTTTTAAATAGTAAAGTAATCTAGGTTTATTATTCTCTGCTAGTATTGGCATACCATAAAATACTAATGCCATTAATACGTCTTCAAAAAATATTTCAGCGGTTTGTGGTCTTGCAATATATTCTAAGAACATTTGATTAGGTGGTGCATCTTCCATGCTAAACTTTGTTAATCCGTGTAAAGCACCTTTAGATCCTTTACCATCAACCGTACCACTAATATCGTAGCTGTCACAACCAAAAGCACCCATGTGCTCGTTTCCTGGATGTTTAACTCCGTTCTTTATTATCACTCTATTCTGAAGGTTGTGAGGTGGCGTCCAACTAATATTGAATCTTCCTTTTGGATCTGGGTAAAATACCACTTTAGAATCCTTCACACCATTCTCCCATTGAAAATTGCCAGTATTAACTACTGAACTATTTCTTATTCCTTCATTGTAATCTATCTGCTCGTATAGTTTAACTAAGTTAAATATACTGTTCTTTGCTTCGTCTCTAAAAGCGTGTTCTGTTGTTCTGGGAAACTGACGGTAAAATTCATTTAAACCATCTTGATCTCCTTTCAACCCATCGGCCTCGTTGTTCCAGTGCTCAATTATTCCTATGTCAATTAATTCACCGTCGGGTCCATAAACGTCTCGTCTGGGAGTATCAAACACAGGTTGTCCAAATTCATCAATGAAGCCTTCATAGTTCCATTCCATTGGGATAAACATAGAGTATAAACCAGAACGTGTTTGACCATTTTTATTTCTTTGCGTTACATCACTTTCGTTATATAACTTTTTAAAATTATCTCCTCCTTTGTCAAGAGCATTACTTGTTGAGCCCATCATACACTTGCCAATAATTCTACTACCTAGCCTTAAACAAGTTTTTGTAACTCGCCAGTTGTTGAGTATGTTATCTGGTCGTTCCCATTTACCACTCTCGTCATGCACTAGTAGCGCTAACTTTTCACCATCATAACTGTTGTCACCAGTGTTCTTCCAGTCAATCGTAGTGTCAAGACCTTTTATCTCTTCTAGCTTCTCGTTTGTCTCTATTTTTTTACGAGTAAACTTACTCGCCGGTACACGATATGCTAGCTCAGACTTTGGTCTGTCCATACCATCTTGTATTGGCTTGAAGAAGAAAGGATAGTTAATTGATATAGGCACAACCTTGTCAGTAAACATTTTCTTTGCATCAGAACCACTCTTCGATAGTATTCCATATCTACTATCACTTGATATTGTAGCTAAGTTAACCGTCTCTGCCGAACTCATAAAAGAAAATCCAGACCTTCTATTCTTAAGATAACACATACCATAACAACGTTTATCAGCCTTGCAAGCTTCCCAGAATATAAAAAACAATCTATTTGCTTCACGAAAGTCTGGTGCACCTACGTCGATCTTACTCCACTGTAAGTACATATAGTGTGTACCTGTTATATACGTAGGCGTTCCATTATTATTAAACCAAAAACCACCGCTACGCCTATCGAACTCTCCGTCGATGTAGTCGTGCCATTGTTCTTTTTGATTTTCCGGATACGCCTTCCAATCAAATATTGTTTTAATCTTATTAAGTACTTCAGGTTTATCAAGTTGTTTCCACTTTTTATCTTTGTTGCTATACACATCTTTAGGAGCTTTAGGTAAAGCTATATG